ACCTCACTTGCTAAGAAGTTCAATGAGAACAAGTTTACCTCTCGTGAATGGGTCACATTGTTTACGTTGTTAGCAGATAATACCGCAGAGACTGAAAAATTACCTCCTTCACTGCAAATACCCGGTTTAAATGCTAAGGATGCTTTACGTATGCATGCTTTAGAGTTAAAACACGGTTTAGATCCTTCAGGTAACGCTGAAGAATATACACCAGACATAACCGTGCAGTACCCAACCCAGTAATCACTCAAAAGCCTCAAAGATATCTCCGATCATAATCTTAAAGAACGGAATATTAATCACAAAACCATCAAAGAAATAGACTTGGGCATCATTGATGTCCTCGTCTAATTTCCATCCTAATACTGGCTGTGATTGTACAGTCTCAGCCGATAATCCAAATACATGATGAAATCTAATTGCTATCATAATTCTACCCTATATAAGTGTTTTGCATTGCCTGATTGATTTGAAGCGGCCTTATTAATTGCGTCCTGTTCATTTCTTGCGAGGTACTTTCCGACATATCGTTGTCCACAATAAACAGTATACATTACCATCCCCAATCATCTCCTTCCAAACCATGTGCATTGTAATCAGTGACTCGTTTCTCAAAGAAATTTGACATAGACGATCCACCTAGTATCTCTTCCATCCACGGCAGAGGATTCTCCTTAACCTTCCAATTGGTCTTGAGGCCAAGTTGCAGTAAACGTCTGTCTGCGAGGTAGCGAATGTACTGCTTGACATCTGCCGACGACAGACCTTCCAAGTCACCCATCTCATACGCAAGATCAATAACCTTGTCTTCAAGTTTGACTGCAGTACGGAACATTTCGTAAATATCTTTCTTAAACTCATCATTAACAATCCGTGGATGTTCTGCACAGAACTCTCTAAACAACTTTGCCATTCCTTCTGCATGCTGTGACTCATCTCGTACACTCCATTCGACAACAGTACACATCCCAGGCATCTTACCATATCTCTGGTAGTTCAAGAGCATTGCAAAGGCACTGAACAAACTCATACCTTCATTTAATACTGAACGTGCAATTGCAAGTGCTGTACCGCTTATAGAATTTACGTCTAATCCGGACATGAACTCCAGTTTTGCAGACATTTGATGATACTCTAGGAATGTACCAAACTCCTCTTCCGGAAGTCCGAGAGTGTCATTGAGTAAGGCGTATGCTCGTTGGTGGATGAACTCACGAGAAGCAAAGGCTGTGAGCATGGCTCTGATTTCGTTGTTCTTGAACTTGGGTATATAATACTCAAGATAGTTTGTTCCAACTTGAACGTCTGTTTGCGTAAATAACCGCAAGATCTGGGTGATATGGTTTTTCTCGCTTTCCGACAGTAGCCCGGATTTCCAGTGATTGACATCTGTTTGTAACTCCAGTTCCTCTTCTATCCAGTGAATACGTTCATGTTCCGTTGCATACAGCACAGCCCAAGGATACTTGAATGGTTTGTATGTTACGTTACTCTCCAGTAGGGACATCTAAGCTCTCCAGTTCTGTTTGGTTCTGATATATTACGTTCATTAGATTATTGTTGTGGTATTGCAGTCTTTCGATCTCGCTGTACGATTTTTGTAACATCGTAAAACAATCATTCAGTAATCGTCTGTTGAAAGGATCAGAGTCTTTAATTATATCCAGTCTTTTAATCAGATTGCTTATCTCTTCTTTCATAGTCTCTCCTTTGCATAGTATTCTATGCATTAACCCTGACAACTCACACAGCCTTCATCGTCATCAAAGTCCTTCAGCGCATTACGGTCTACTTTAGTCCCAACCTTCTCTGCTGTAACACCTGCAGTCGTCCGGAGGTAATATAATCCTTTAAGCCCTTCCTTCCATGCCTTGAGATGCACCTGATTGACAATAGCCTTGTCTGTCCCAGATGGGAAGAATACGTTGACGCTTTGACCTTGGCATATAAACTCTTGCCTTTTTGCGGAGTGTTCCACAACCCATGTTTGGTCAAGTTCAAACGCCGTCTTAAACGTATCTTTTTCATCTCCGTTGAGGAACTCCAAGTGCTGTACAGAGCCTTCATTCTCAAGGATGCTCTGCCATACTTTCTTGGTGTTCTGTCCTTTGGCATCTAGAAGTTCCTCAAGGTACGGATTACGAACAGTATGACTACCGGCACGAGTACGATGGACAAAGCAGTTGCTAATACGTGGTTCAATGCTAGCAGAGCACCCACATAAGATACTAGAATTAGCGTTAGGAGCAATAGCCAACAGATGCATATTTCTAACACCATCACCCACTCCATCAGGACATTCGCCACGCTCCACAGCGAGCGAGTAGGTGGCTTCAACAGCTTGTTCTTTGATGTCTTTGAAGATTGCATAGTTCTCACTCGCCGCCTGCCAAGACTCCCAAGCTATGCCTTTGCTTTGTAGGTAGCCATGGAATCCCATTGCTCCAAGGCCGATGCTACGCTCTCTGTATGCTGAGTAGACAGCTTTTCCCAATTCTTCTGGTGCATTGTCAACAAAGTATTGAAGCACGTTGTCCAAGAATCGGATAAGGTCTCCAACCATGCCACTTGTTCGCCATTCGTCGTATTTTTCAAGGTTGACGGAACTGAGGCAACAGACTGCTGTGCGTTCTTCATCTGTTGCGAGATGGATTTCGTTGCAGAGGTTAGAGCCATTAATTGTGAGTCCAAGCCGCTTTTGAGAGTCTGGTAAGCCTCTTCTGGCTGTGTCGATAAAGTTAAGGTATGGGCTACCAGTTCTGAAGCGAGCTTCAAGGATTCGTTGCCATAGTTTGCGAGCTTTGACTGTATCTCTGATAATTCCTGTATGCGGGTCTGTAAGGTTCCAATCTGTATCATTGATTACTTTCTCCATAAATTCATCTGTGATGTTCACAGCATTAAATAAGTTAAAACATTTCCGATTGATGTCGCCACCAGTCGGTACTTTAAAAGAAATAAATTCTTCAATATCTGGATGACTGATGTCCAAGTAGGCCGCATAACTTCCTTTGCGTGTTTTGCCTTGTTTATATGCAGTCATCTGAGCGTCAACCACTTTCATGAACGGTATTGGCCCCGGAGCTTTATTAGAGATACCTCTAACATTGCCCCAATGTCCTCCAACACCTCCACCCTTAACAGACAGCCATGCTACCTCAGAATTGTGATTAATAAGGCTATCAAGATTGTCGCCCACATAAGTAAGGAAACAACTAATAGGCAGGCCGCTGTTAGTTCTGCCATGTTCAGGTGCGTTCGACAGCACAGGTGACGAAAACATAAACCAACCTTTACTAGCATAGTCGTAAATACGTTGTGCCAAGTCAAAGTCATCATAGCAATAAGCCACTGAAGCACGTGCAAAGGCTTGCTGAGGACTGTTTTCATGCTCAAGCATGTAGTAGTCATGCATGAGTTTAATTGCTTGATCGCTGAGTCGAGAGTCTCTTTCATAATCAATCTTAATCCCAAGATATTGTGTCATAGTATGTCTGTTGCTTTTTCTAAATAGTGTATTGCTTTTAGTAAATCTTCTTTACCACCTTTTTCCTGATAACGTGACACATACTTGATCACATTACCAATCAGGAAACCTTCAAACTGATCTTTTGTTAAAATAGCTTCCATATACTCCCAAGGCTGTATATCTTGCCTTGTGTAGTGGTCACCTCCTACCTGCTTTTGATTCGCTGACATATTGTACTAGCTCCATAAAATGATCAAAGTCTACCACTGCTAGAGGTTTTGATCTGTTCTGTTTAATAACCACAAGAGGCTCATAATCATTGTGTCCAGTTGCTTGGACATAATAATTGTATACTGCAATCTTTGCTAGATTCTTACACTCTATTGTGTAAGGAAAAAGCTTCCTAGCGGCAGGAGAGAGAAGAACATCCTCTCCGCCTGCACCCATACTAGTGCTCCTTACATCGTCGCTCTCAAGCCCTGAGAATGCCTCTAAGATGGCATCTCTGACAGATTGCTGTAGTCTACGTCCTTTGGCTTTGGCACTCTGTGCCTTTATGCCGGGTGTAGCCGTTCTTGTAGTCTTTCTTTTTGTCCCGGAAGACTTTTGCTTTGTTGAACTTGCCACTATGCTTTGCTACCAAGTTCTGGCGGTTTAAAGTAATCATCATTATATCTCAACATATACAGTAAATGTCCGTTTTCTATGGCTCTTTCTTCACCAAGCTGTTCTACAATTATAGACCACATTTCTGTTTCTGTCTTGTCCGCAAGCAGTTTCTCAGCTTTTTTATCACCGATACCGTATGCCCCAATGATGTTGTCTACCTTGTCTCCGGTTAGGAATTGTTTGTAAAAGTTCAGATCACATTCAGGTTTTGTTAAGTAGTATTTGATTTTCTTAACAAAGTTATAATGCCATCCAACAACTTGATCCAGATCTTTATCTAAAGTCACAATGATGGAGCTATCACCAAGTTCAGTCTGTCGTATTGCAAGCATGTCATCTGCTTCAATACCTTCATTAATGGTGGCTTGCCATTCTTCCTTTAAATATGTTCTCAGAACATGATAATGGATAGGTTTATCTGATGTTCTGTTTCCTTTGTAGGGAACCGTCTGTGCGTAGTTATTCCTGAAGTTGTTTTTACCTGTTAAATGCAATTCCCAAGTCCAAACATCAGGCAGGTCAAAGAGAAGTAAATCCTCTAAGAATCCTGCCATTGTTTTGATGGCGACACCTTCACTTTCGTTATTGGTAGCAAAGCCAATCCGATAGTTCAGAATGTCGGCATCAATTAGAGCATGCATTAGAGAATTTCGTCGTCGTCCGTTTCTTCAACAGGCTCGCCTTCATAAGAGACTAGCTCATCAATCACAAGCTTACGGAGTGACGGTGAAACACCTTCCTTGCCTTTCCAGTTCCAAGAATAGGATGAAATCATTGCAACAGCCTTAGAGCCATTCCCGATAGTGATGCCTTCTAAGACATCTCCATCTGAATCAAATGCCCGGATAGGGTTGCTTGATTTGCAGGTGATAAAGTATCCTTTATCTTCTTTCTGCCGTACTGCAATGCCCATTTCTTCAATGGCCTTTACAGCAGGATCTGACAGATTACACAGGTCAACCTGATATTTCTGCGACATGTCGTTAGGCTTGTCAAGGTAAGCCCACATTACGTCAGCTTTAATTTTTACACGTTGTGTGTTTTCCATACCATTCTCCTTTTTTGGTGGTACTTAATATTATAGCACGATTTTAGTGCGTATCAAACCAATTTTTACCGATCTTACTTTCGGCATCTACTGGGCATCGAAAGCCCAAGGTAAACCCGGCTTGTGAGGCCGCATCGCACATGATCTGCGCAACTTGTTCACCATATCTCTCCTCTGTTTCAATCTGTATTTCGTCGTGCACAATCGCAACTTGCTTAACAGGGACTCTGTAGTGCTTAAAGAGTTTGTGCGCTTCAATGTTCCATTGCTTGGCAATAATAGCACCGCATCCTTGTAAGAGGCTGTTGAGTGCCGCATGCTCGCTTCTGACCAATATTCTTCTACCATCAATGCCCGGTACATAGCCTTTTGCCGCCACCTGCGCAACCTTCTCCATAAGTTGTCGTAACT